CCGAGTGATCGACGGTGATCGTCGCCTGCTCAGCAACCGTGACCTTGCGGCCAGACGTGCCGTTGGCCTTGGCGAAATCGCCGCTCGTCAACGTATGCGTTGCCAGGTCGTAGGTGCTCGCCGCCTCGGCGTAGGTCGCTGGCTGCGCCGAGCACACAAACAGCCGATCAGCCGTGGCGATATAGTCGCACGCGGCGTCCATTACCAGATCGTTCGCCCACTTCGCCACCGCTATACTCCTTGCGCCATCGGCGCGATGCGTAGTCCCCGTCCCCAGGTTGGATGTTGCGTGACCTGCCCCACGCTCGCCAGGCTGAGCTTGCCATCCCTGAAGGCTTCGTATCTCGCGTTACCGAGCACGTCACGCTGGTACTCAGCGGGCTGAGTGCGGAGCCACGTCTCGGCGGAGCGTCGGAGCGCGTTCTGTCCGACCAGGATGGGTTTCCACTGGCACTTCCCGGCGGCGTGGTCGAAGCTCGGCTCCTCGACGGGTATCACCTCGCCGTCCTTGGCCAGGCACGCGGCGCACGCGCCGTCCCGCTGGACTATCCGCTGTTTCTGCCAAACCTGCCCGCTGGCCTGCATCTCGAGGTCGGCCGCCTCCCGAGCGGCACGCGCCGTCTGGTCTCGCGACGTGAGCATCGCCCGATTCAGTCCTCTGGCCATCCCCGCCTTAGCCGCCGCCACCACCTCAGCGGGGCTCTTGCCCGCTTGCGCGGCCTCGAGCATCGCCTTCCGCATCCCCACCAGAGCATCGGCGGGGACGCCAGAGTCAAGCAGGAAACGGTATGCCGCCTGCCTGTCCACGAAGCCATCCGAGCGAGGAGTCGCGCTTCGGTAGTCCGCAGCACCAACCTGCTTCAGATACGCCCTCACCTGCGACTGGCTGAGCCCCGCCCTCCGGGCCGCCTCCCGCGCAATCTCGGTCGCGGCGGTGTTGCCGAAGCGGCGCGCCTCCGTGCCGAGCTGGGCGACGAGCTGCAGGTATCCGGGATCCGCACCCATCAGCCAGGTGTTGACGTTGATGCCCCGAGCGCGGAGGGCAACGAGGTTGCGGGCCACTCGCGAGAGGTCACCCGTGAGCGACCTCTCGACCCTGAGCCACTCGCGGGCGAGGTCGGCGTCAAGCGTCACTCAACCGCCCCTTCCTCCACATCTACCGTTAGCCCGTCATCGGGCTGCCCTTGCCCTTGATCCATCAGCCGCGCCTGCCTGAGTAGTGCCGACGCCATCGACGCCTCTGCCTGGCTATCTGCTGTCTGTTTCTCGGCGAGCGCCCGCGCGATCTTCTCCTTGTCCCATCCGACCTCCCGCAACACGGCCGCGAGGGGCAGCCCCGCATCGGTCAGCGTCTTGATCCGCTGGGCCTCCTGGGTTTTGGCTGCCTGCTCCTCAGTCGGATCGGTCACGGCAGCGCCCCGCCAGACGGGGTAGATGGTCGTGGGCTGTTCGGCGAGCCCGCCGTACATCTGACCGAGTCGCTGAGCGAGTGTGAACACCCGGCGCCAGGAAGACCCGAACCGCGCCTGACACTCCTCGATTTGCGAGGTCATGCTCGACTCGAGCATTCGCAGCGCCGCGCCGCTCGGCACCTGGCCGGCCAGCGGCGTTACCTCGTGGATGGGCACATCGCTGTTGCTGGCGATGGACTGGGCGAGGTCGGCCTTGTAGGCGAGAAGTCCCGCCAGGTCATCGCCGGGCAGCTTCTTCACCTTGCCCGTGGTCTCGAACACGCGACCCGGACGGAGGCCCATGCCATCCGCGGAGGCGTCGGTCTCCTGTCCGGCACTATTCGTGTTGCTCGGCAGCGAGCCCTCGTATTCGACGGCCAGCACGCCGAACCCGAGCTGATCGGCCGCGGCGAGGAGGTCCAGATTCGTTTTGTTGAGCGCATTATTCAGGCCGATGACGGCTTGAACGAGCGAGCCCCTCGGCGAGATGAAGTGTACAGCGGCGATGCCGAGGGGCTGCCCCTGACGGTCCACCCAGGGGATCGGCCATCCGACGTCGCCCGGATCCTGAATCGGATACCAGCCGTCCTCGCCGTTGCCGACGATGCGCGAACGATAAGCCTTGAACTGGTTATCCGTTGCCGGCCTGATGTACTTCCGCACTTCGACGGGCGTGTAGACTGTGCATCGCGCGACGTTGCTAGCCTCGGTCGAGGTCGGGTCCGACGTCCGCCAGTATTTTGTCGCGTACAGCGGCACCGAGCGCGCTTCGTCCTCGTAGCGGACGCGCACTCCCGACGTGCCGTCGTAGCGGCTCGCGACTGTGAACCGCGGCTGCGTGCCGTCGTGGTCGACGATCAGGTAGCCCTCTTCATCCCTCAGCACGTATTTGTAGAGCTCGCCCTCCCAGAGGTCGAGGTCGCTCGCCTTCCACCAGCGGAGCACCGAGCTGAGCGGGTCGGCGCCCGCTGTCTGATCTGCAACCAGCACCTCGGCATCAGACTCGTCTGTGAAGCCCTGAACGTTCAGACGGGATCGGATGCGATCGATGACGCGCCGGACCTTGTTGTCGACCGGCCAGTCGGTCGAGAGCAGCGCAGAGCCATTCAGGGCACGTGCCGCCGCCGTCCCCTCGGCGGAGATGATCGAGCCCAGGAAGGCTATCTGGTCGGGTGAGAGCAGGAGGTCGTGGAGGCCGTCGTAGTAGCGCCGCCACTTCTGGATTGCGCTGATCTGGCTGAGCCAGTCGTCGACCTCGCCGGAGAGGTAGATTTTGTACTCGACAAGCGCGGCTGAGTCTGACGGTAGCAGCGGGATGATCGGCACTTCTCTACCTCACCTCGGCCGCGTTCTGGTGCCCTGGGTCGCCCCGAGCATCAACTCGGTTAGTGCCCAGACAAGCGCATCCATCCTGTCAGGGCTCTTGGGTTGATTGGGAGTCCACGTCGTCATTTCGTCTTCGAGCGAACCGAAAGCCCCGACGTGGTGGACCTTGCCCTGTTCGTACAAAGCAGCGATTGGCTCGGCCCTGGTCTGCTTTCCTCGGCTCGCGTGAACGAGCGTGATCGGCACGGTGCTATCGACGGTTCGGATAGTGTGGCTGACCATCTCCCCGCCGTTGTTCGCCTCGGCGATGATCCTGTCCGCCAGGTGCCGTCGATAGCCGTTAACGGCCGCCGTTGCCCATCCGTGCGGGCTCGCCTTCAGGGACAGGTCATCGAGAACGTATCCCTGACCGTCAGACCCGATCCCCGCGACCACGATACCGGTATCGTCCGCCCCCTCGGTCGAAGTCGCCGCGGGATCGACGCCGACGACGATCCGAGAGAGTAAGGGCGCTTTGGCGATTCGGAGCGAGTCCAGGCGGGCGAGGGTCCAGAGGGCTCCGGGCGTATCCTCCAGAATCTCTGCGTTCAGTTCCTGTCGTCCGAGTCGCGTGCCTTCGTACTTCGTGATGATCTTGCCGAAGAAATCGGGCGCTAGGTTGGCGCGGTTGTCGTAGGTGCTACCGCGGGTAACGTGGTTCCGTGAGTCAGCGACCAGCGACTTGATGAGTGGCGTAGGTCTCGGCGTGGTAGTCACGACGGCTTGGGGCTTGTCGCCGAGACGAAGCCCTAGCATCGCCTGGTCGTATGCCTCGCCGTATCGCCAGGCCCCGACCTCATCCATCCAGAGTTTGTCCGATTGCTTGCCCCGAAGCCTCTCGGGGCTGTCAGCCGTGAAGATCAGGGACTCGCAACCCGAAGGCCAAACGAGTTTGCGCTCGTTTTTCTTGTAGGCAGGGCGCTCGGCGTTCGGACAGATGGCGAGGATCCCACTCTCGCCCTGGATCATGATGTCGCGGGCATCGTCGGCCGTCGCCCCAATCAGGTTGACGTAGCGGTATCGTTTCGCCCACTGTCGGACGGTTTCCGCGCCTGTCCTGGTCTTGCCGAATCCCCGACCGGCCAGAATGACCCAAACGAACCAATCCCAGCTAGGTAGCCGCTGGCTCTCCCTGGCCGTTAGCCCCCAGCGGTAATGCGCTGTCGCCGCCAACCGCCTCGCCTGCTCTCGCTCGCGCGGCCTGAGCAAGGCGATTAAGTGCTCCGACCAGAGCGGTGTCTGATAGTCCGTCATACGGCTCGCTTCCGTCAGGGGTGGTAGGTGCCACTTTCTGCGGCTTGTCGAGTCCGAGGAGGTCGGCCCGCCGCTTGAGAACTCCGAGCATCGCCTCGACTGAGCGCGGTTTGCCCGACTCGACGCCCGGCATCAGCCCGACGATTGCCACGTCGCAGCGGTCAAGATCGAGCGCCTGGTTGTAGGCGACCTCATCCGAGGTCGTCTTCTGGTTGCGGATGAACGCCCGCTTGACAAGCCGCCAGGCATAGGAAGTGTCGCAACCGAGCTTCTGGCCGATCACCTCGAAGGTGAGCCCGTCGCGCCGTAGCTTGTATGCCGCGTTCTCTCGCTCGATTGCTTCGAGCCGACGCGGGCTCATCACCCCACTAGCCATTTTGTACTTCCATGGTTTGCGCGGTCAGCCCTACGGCTCCCACTTCACTCTCGCCCGTCTCTCGTGCGGCCAGTCCCAGGCGGGCAGGTGGTTACCGCGGTCGATACGATCCTGGGCGTGAATCACACGGTAGTAGAGTAGGTGTGCCTTCTCCCGCAGGAGCTGCTCGGCGAGCCAATCGATTGCCGCCCTAACCCTCTGGCGCTGCTCAGGCGTCATCTCTTGCATCGACCGCCTCCTCGTGACTGAGATAGGCGAGGGCGAGCACGAACAGGAGCAGAGCGCCGAGTGCGCCAAAC